GGCCTTCAGAGGATTCTGTTTAATTGTTTTCTTCTTCATGGTTAAAAGATAGCACGGCCCTACTAGGAAAGCAACAAGTTTTTTTCTTTTTGATAAACTTTTTTTTGATGATTTCTCTTGACATATGCGTTGTCTTACAGTGTCATACCGGGCGGGGCCCGGCGCTGTAAGTCGTTGATACTTAAGGGCTTGGCTATCTGACTAGCCTCACCCTATATTCGTTCTCGCACTTGAGCTTTTCGTCCTGTCTTACAAGCTCATAGTATTGTAAGAGGGCCTGTGTCTCTGTCTTACCTACTAGCTCGGCACGATACACCCACTTGCTATCACCTTTCCATCTGGATTCTACAATGATCTTCTTCATGTTATACAATGCCGTGCTTTCTCTTCCATCCTCTTTGCCATACGCCATACACGCGCAAGCCATAAGCGGGATACTTCTTGATTGGTATACGATGCAAGGCGCACCATTGGGCAAACTCTTTCTTGCATTGCATTTGTGATACAATGTTCATAGTGATTGAATGAAGGTCTTTGCCTCAAGCAACCCCTGACTGATGTAGTAGTTACCCCACATTCTCAAGGTGTTTCCCCTGCGTCCATGATAGGCCGAGCGATTGAAGAAGCGTTGCGATAGTTTGTAGATGATGGTGATCATGCGCTTATTCTATGCTTTGTTGTGATAAAGTGCAACAGCAATCACAAAAGAAATCAAGAGGAGTTCCATTAGTGGTTACAGATCTGATCGGCGTAGTAGAAGATGCCAGCGTATGGAAGGATGGCGACGATAACAAGTAAGACAAGGAGAGCGATGCGTTTCATGTGTGACAGATTAGTGTGAGCAAGCCTCCATCGCAAGGACAATCGTTCCAACCCCAAACAGGGCGAACATTCCGAGGGCGAGGAAGGAGAGGAGGATTATGGCTGATTCAATGTGGTGTTTCATTTGTTCTAGTGTGTGTGTTTTGTTGTGTGTTGTAAAGATTTTTATTGATTCAAAGGATCTTTTTTAAGGTTGCGCTTGGCGATCTCTGCCGCCTTGCGGTTCATTTCCATTACCTTCTTCATCAGAGTGTCGTTGTTCTTCTTATCGTTCATGAGTAGATACTACCCCCATCCCACACACAATGCAAGAATTATTTTTATGTGATGATGTATTACAGTGTCCCCTCCCCTTTTTCCGAAAAATTGACCTTGTAAGACCCGGTAAAACGCCGGTAGGGTCAAACTTCAATCTCCACTCAATAAAAAAACTACATTATTCAGAAATCTCGCCTAGAATTCAGAAATCGCCGCCGCCCCCAGCGACCGGGCGCTGCATTTTATATGCTGGCGCTTATCTATATAAACAATTAAGAATAATAACTTAATTAATAAGAACAATAATAATAAGAATAAGAATAACAATAATAAGGATAAGGATAAGAACAAATAATAAATACCCGCATAGGGTTATATGTGTAATTAACCATAACAAGAAGAAAAAGTATGGCAATTAATAACTTTATAAACAAAGTGGAATTAGAGGCTCCTATATCCAGCCTGCCGGGAGACCTAAGGGTAAGTGGTAGGATATATTCAAGTGGTGAGCGCGTGGCGACCATCGAGGATATGGGTTTAAACATTACCGTGAATGGTGGGTTTAGTTGCCCGGTTCCAGTTTTTATAGCCCCGGTTAATTATACACAAATTACTACTACTGGTAGCGCGCCAGCAATCGGCCCGGTGGAGACTAACGCCGCTCTATGGATAGAGAGTTTTGATTACAATCCAACAATAATTGGCGGCACGGACACAACCTTGACTGGCGTAAGCTTTAATAACCTATTTGGTGTAAAGGGCGGGTTCAGTTTAGCTACGTGCAATTCTTTAACAGGCCTAAACCTTCCGCAGTTAAGCACTGTCATTGGTAATTTTTCCCCTAGCATATTGCCAGCGCTTACCGGTTTTTCGCTGCCGCAGTTAACAACCGTGGGCGGAGGGTTTAGTCCTAATATTATGTCCGCCCTCACCAGTCTTTCGGCGCCACAGTTAACAACAGTGGGCGGGAGTTTTGGTCCTGGTTCGATGGCCGCGCTTACCGGTTTTTCGTTTCCGCAGTTAACAACAGTGGGCGGAGCGTTTAATCCTACCAACATGGCCGCACTTACCGGCTTTTCGATGCCCCAGCTAACAACGGTGGGCGGAACGTTTAATCCTAATACTATGGCCGCGCTTACCGGTTTTTCGTTTCCGCAGTTAACAGTGGTGGGTGGACTTTTTCAGCCTAGCAATCTATCCTCTCTTACTAGTATCTCAATGCCACAGCTGTTAACGGTGGGCACGAATTTACAACCAGCTACAATGGCCAGTCTAGCCAACTTAAACTTGCCACAATTGGCCCGTATAGGTGGTAGTATTGCTATGGCTGGTACAAGCGTTCCAGCACTGAGTGGCTTTACTCTGCCGTCTATCACTGGTATTGCTTCTAATATTACTATAACCCCAACGGCCGGGAACTTTTCCGGACTATTTTTCGGCACTGGACTTAGAAACGCGGGTGGAAACGTTACGATTACCAGTCAAAGACTAATATTACCATCAGTAGAAAACATTCTTATCAGATTGGCCGCTTTGGACGGAACCGCTGGCACTACCGTTTACGGCGCTGGTCGTACGGTTAACTTGAGTGGTGGAACCTCGGCTGGAGTTGCCGCATTAGGCCCTGCGGCTTCCGGTGCTAGAGCCACGCTTTTAGCCAGAACCGTGACCGTAACAATGAATCCATAATAAATAATATGAGCCAATTAATAATTAATCAAAGCCCTGCGGAAAGTAGTTGGAGACTGGTTTATTGCAAGGATAAGCTTGAAGTTATCGCACTTTTTTATAGTGCCGGGGTTACGGCTACGGGGTATGAGTTATTTATCTCACAATCCAAACAAGAGTGTTTGGATAAGATAGCTAGTCTTGGACTAGCATATACTGAGGAACACGCAGAAGAGTAAACTAATAAAATGCCAATTGTAAATATTATAAATAAAGTAGAAGTTGGCCCGGCGATATCTGGCATTACTGGTGATTTAAGTATAACCGGGGCACTGCGCTCAAGCGGCGAGCGCGCTGCCACAATTGAAGATGCCGGATTAAGCTTAACAGTAGATGGTAGGTTTTTAGTTCCACCCCCTTTTTATCCGTCTGTGGTTAATTATGTGCAAATTATATCTGGTAATACGGTTCTACCAGTTACCACAAATAACAATTTGTGGCTAGAAAACGTTAGCTATACAGTAACAGATACTACTTTAAGTGGAATAACATTTAATAATTTATATGGAGTACGCAAGGATTTTACTTTTGCTAGTCAAAGCGCTCTAACTGGTTTAAACTTACCGCTTTTAACAATGGTGGGCGGAGCGTTTAGTCCTGGCACAATGGCCGCTCTAACCAGCTTTTCGCTACCACAGCTAACAACGGTGGGCGGATCGTTTAGTCCTAGCACGATGGGCGCGCTTACCAGTTTTTCGTTGCCGCAGTTAACAACAGTGGGTGGGAATTTTAATACTAGCACTATGGGCGCCCTCACCGGTTTTTCGGTGCCACAGTTAACAACGGTGGGTGGGAATTTTAATACTAGTGTAATGTCCGCCCTCACCGGTTTTTCGGTGCCACAGCTAACAACGGTGGGTGGGAATTTTATTCCTAATATTATGAACGCCCTCACCGGTTTTTCGGTGCCACAGTTAACAACGGTGGGCGGGGGTTTTAGTCCTAATATTATGAACGCCCTCACCGGTTTTTCGGTGCCACAGTTAACAACGGTGGGCGCATCGTTTAATCCTAGTATTATGAACGCCCTCACCGGTTTTTCGGTGCCACAGTTAACAACGGTGGGCGGATCGTTTAGTCCTAGCACGATGGGCGCGCTTACCAGTTTTTCGGTGCCACAGTTAACAACGGTGGGCGGGAATTTTAATCCTACCGCGATGGCCGCGCTTACTGGTATGTCATTACCACAATTAAGGACAGTGGGTGGTATTGCTATTGATGGCGCCTCTATTAGGTCCATCGAACTACCACAGTTAACAACCGTGGGCTCGTTTATCCGCTTGGGTGGCCTTCCTATTGTAAATCCAACGCCAAGACTTACTGGCCTTAGTTTACCAGCCATTACTGGTATTGGTGGTAATATTGATATATTCTCAACTGGTCTTAATTTTTCCGGACTGTTTTTTGGCACTGGCTTGAGGAATGTCAATGGAAACCTTACAGTTACCGGACAGGCCCTATCCATCCCCTCTGTAGAAAATATACTAGTAAGATTAGCGGCCTTAAATGGAACCAGTGGCACTACGGTCTACGGTGCTGGTCGATCTGTTGCTTTACAAGGTGGAACCTCAGCTGGTAGTGGCGTTTTAACTCCTGCTGCGTCTGCGGCTAGAGCGGTGCTTACTGGGAGATCCGTAGTTGTAACGTTAAATCCTTAAGATTTAACTATACTATACAGTTTCCAACTGTACATTATTTTTATAAACCACTGGCTTGACCCAAAATATGTCAGTGCCACTGTATATCTTATACTGGCTTCTGCTATTATTTATTTCAATAATCTTACCATAACGCCAATTTTTAATACTACGCTCTAAAAATTCGATATTATCATTTAATTTAAATTCTTTTTTCATAATATAATTGGAATTAGTTGTATAATATTATATGAAGCAGTGTGGTCTTTGTAAAAAGGAATTAGAGTTGGGCTTGTTCTCTATAAATAAACGTGCGAAAGACGGCTTGCATGCTTGGTGCAAAAATTGTTGTAGAAAGGCCGAACGTGAGCGTTATAAAATAGTAAGAGAGCAAAAAATAAAGGAAGTGCGCGAATGGCAAGAGAAAAATTTGCAGAAAGTCAAGGAATACAAGAGGAATTGGCGGGCCGAGCAGAAAAACCTGCCCGAACCCGGCCAATCTAACCAGTAATATTAAACTTCCACGTTAATCTTTCTTGGTTTCGCCACTTCACTCCTTGTGGCACTAACATAGAGAACGCCATGATCTAGTTTTGCGGATACTGTTTGTGCATCCAAGAACTCAGGGAAGCTTTCAGAAGTATAGAACTTCAAGCTGTCCTGTTCCGCGCTAATGTGCAACACGCCATTGTCTATTGACACGTTAATATTTTCGCGCTTGAATCTTGGTAATTCGATATCAAAACCAAACTTATCCTGATTGGTTTCGTCCTGCTTCCACTTATTCGCCAATTTAGAACTGAACGATGGGCTTGTCACCGCATCGAAATCATCCCAAATACCAGACCACTTTGTTGACCATATATCAAGTATCTTAAACGGATCGTAAGCAGTGTTAATACTTCCGATTGTATAATTGGGTAAGTTTACTATTTTTTTAGGTACTAATGTAATATTCATATATTTGTATTGTTATTGTTACAGTATTGAGACAAAACTTTTGTTGGAATGTTCAATAAATATTTGTAATATATTATGTGAAAGAGTATGAGTATCTAATTGTTTCGGATTTGCACCTCACCAGCTTGGTTTGTCAGCACGAGAAATTCGAAAAGGTAATTAAAAGCGTCCCGGCCAAAAACATAGTATTAAACGGCGACGTAATAGATGTTAATCATACAAAAAAATTGAGCAAAAAAGATTGGCACTTAATGTCAAGCTTGCGTAAGCTAACGAAAAACAGTAACTGTTATTGGAACGCCGGGAATCATGATGAGGACGTTTCAAAAACTCTTTCAGAATTTATAGGCTATGATCACTCAAGAGAGGTTCGCTGTACAATTGATGATAATAAAATCATTGTAACTCATGGTGACCAATTTGACAGTTTTATTGGCGACCATCCTGTACTGACAACAGTGGCCGCTGGAATATATTACTGGCTACAAGCAATAGACCCAAAAGAACAGCGCGTTCCAAGGTTTTTTAAAAAACGTAGTAAAAATTGGGTGCAAGCCGCAAGCAGAGTTAGGCAAAATGCGGTCAAGTGGGCAAAGGCCCAAAATTATAATTCAATTATTTGTTCTCATGTACATCACAGCGAATTTTCAACTGTTGAAAATATCAATTATGCTAATACTGGCTGTTTTACTTATGCAGAATGTTCTTATGTGACAATAGATAAATTTGGTAAGATTGTCGTACATAAAGTGTAATATATACCGTAGTGAATATTTCGGCCTCCCACAGTTCGGGAATAGATTTTAAAAGTGGCCATAACTGTCTCCAGACCTCTCCCCCAGAAGTTAAATTCATGTGTTAATTTAACTATTTAATTTTTTATGAAAAACAAAACAGATAAACCCAAAAAGGACACTTCTCCATATGTTGACAAAAAAAGAACAAAAGTCAGCATTGATTTAAGTTTAAGAGAATTACCTTGGACGGAAAAACAAAACAAGTTTTTTGAATTAGCAAATAATAAAAATACCAAAGTCATTATAATCAAAGGTGTTGCTGGCACATCAAAAACATTATTAGCAACATACATGGCGCTAAAGAAAATAAAAGAAAAGAAGATATCTGAAATTTATTACAGCCGAGTACCAGTAGAAAGCTCTGTTCACGGCATAGGATACATAAAGGGAACATCCGAAGAAAAAATGTCCCCATATGTACAACCATTAACCGATAAGTTAAATGAACTATTACCAGAACCACAAGTAAGGGCACTTATGAGTGATAATCGTGTTATTGGTTTACCATTAGGATTCCTACGTGGATTAAACATCTCAAACGCCGCGTTCATTATGGACGAGGCGCAAAATTGTCGCGTGGAAGACTTCCTATTAGTAATGAGCCGTATGGCCAATTTCTCAAACTTGTACATCCTCGGAGATGATCAACAATCAGATATTAAAAACAGTGGTTTTAATCGTGTTTATAATCTGTTTGATAATGACACCGCAAAAGAACATGGTATTCATACTTTCCAATTCGGAAAGGAAGATATCGTGAGATCCGAGATCTTGTCTTACGTCATCGAAAGCTTCGAGAGCATAAGACAGACGAATAAAAACTAATTCTGGTAGAATTGAATAATAGATTCAGGTATTTCTAAATAGTTCAAATGCGATTTTAATAGAACATTTGGGCACTGATTAGCTATTGTTTTGTACCTAGTGCGAGGCATGGGCCAAATGTTATTTTTATATAAATAAGCATATTTATACAGAATCGCGTTAGCATACTGAGCATACTCCTTATGACAGAATAGATTATTATCCTTTATTATTTTAATAGCTCGGCGTTCGCAATCTCTTTCAAGAGCCAAAAGAATTAGAATTTCTTCTTTGAACTTTTTGGGCTTACTAATTATATCATCAAATGCAAAGTTCTGATTTTCAAACTTTTGCCAAATTTTGCTATTAGTAGTCCATTGTAAGAAATGGCAATACTCATGTATTAATACTCCAAACCATTCTTTTTCTGTTTTGTCGCCAGTTGCTACCTTGATTACAGGGTCGCCTTCATTATTAAAGTAAAATATCCCATCGCATTTGCTAACGCCAGCACAATACTTACCTTTTTGTAAAAAAATCTTACCATCATTTTCAGACAAGTCGCTTTCTATTGTCTTGTAAATGTCCGAATTAATTAAGGAAGACATTAACATAATATTACACAAGCGACAGTGTAAAAACGTTAGTTAAAGAGATTTTAGAATTTTATGTGTAATTATTTAATAATAAGTGTATGAAATATTTTTGTCCGTCATGCGGAAAACCTACCGTATATAATTTAAACATTCCAAAGTTTTGTTCGGAATGCGGTGTAAGTTTTGCGCCTAATAAAACAGCAGTCGCTTCTAATTTAAAAAAACTTTTTCCATCGCAAACTTTTGCACCAGCTGAAGCCAAGCCCCTGAGTGCTGAACAGAATGAGCGCATAAACGCCACTATTAAAAAAATGGCGCCAAAATATGAGGCTAGTATATCATTTGAAAATACTACAACCAGTCAACCAACCGAAGATCAGGATATTGAATATATTGATAGTGAAGATTTTGATGCAAGCAAGTTTAAATCAATTAAGCCGCAATTTAAAGTAGAGGCAAGAAGAAGTGATGGAGTGTCTTTTGAAAATTTGGTAACAAATGGTTATGTTAATAACTATAAGTCATCAGACTCGTCCTTGGATAATAATATTATTACAAACAATAGATCGGCTGATGATATATTGAATGAATTCCAAAGAGAAGCTGGAACTTCGCGTGGCGCTAGCCAAGACTAGTAAAATATAAAATTATATATTATGTCTACAACGCCTTCTTTCGAGGATAGTATTGCAATTATTGATGAAGAAATTAATAAACGTAAGGTTCGCTGGCATTTAACTGCCATTGCTTGGATGGATTTTCAAGATGTCGCGCAAAGACTCAGGATTCATATTTATAAAAAATGGAACAAATGGGATACGGTTAGGCCATTGAGGCCGTGGTTAAATCAGGTAATCAACCATCAGATTACCAATATGTTAAGAAATCATTATTCAAATTTTTCACGCCCATGTTTAAAGTGCCCATATAACACCGGAGATCACGGCTGCTCAGTATATACCACACAGAATAATTCTTGTTTATCCTATTCCAAATGGGAGAAAACAAAAAAGAATGCTTATGATATAAAGTTCCCAGTAAGCATACATACTCCAAATACACAGAATCCAGAGACTAATCTAGAATCTCTCATAGAAAGTAAGGAGTCTTATTTAGATATAGAAAATATTCTACCAGCATTCAATGATATGATGAAAAAGAATTTATCTAATATAGAATGGAAAGTATATGATTTAGTATTCTTACAGAACTTAGAAGATTCGGATGTTGCTAAAAAAATGGGATATAAACTAAGTTATAAAGATGGCAGACCTGCTTATAGACAGATAAGCAAAATTAAATCTAAAATTTTACAAAAAGCAAGAGAACTTGTTAAGGAGTTGTTATGAGTACAGAAATAGAAGACGCCGATCTTTCTTCAGAACAGAAACAAAGAATAAAAGATTTGGTTGCAAAAAATCCAGACGCAACGATCACTGAAATAACTGCCTATGCGTATGAAGATGATTCTATAGATAGCAGGAGCAAAGAGGGTCGTAACGTAAAGAAATTCTTACTTGATAATAAAATTAATTACAAGAATAAGTCGGTTACACAAAGAGAGAGGGTTTCTCTAACTGAAGAGCAGAAAGAGTTTATAAAAAATAATTATAAAAATCAGCATTATGTGGAGCTGGCAAAAACATTGTTCGCTAATGACAAATTAACGCATGTAACTCTTGAATGCAGGGAGGTTAATTCTTATATACAGTCTTTGCAAAAAGATGATCCAGAGCATCTGGAAACTATTAATTACAATCCAGAAAGAGACGCGCAAACTCCAGTTGGCTCTTACTTTCCTCCCAGAAGACAAGATCAGGTTTTATTTAGAATAAACAAGTACTTGAATCTCGGCTGGTCATTAGATGCCATGAAGGCATCCCAGTTAAAACAGGTTGATACCTTGCAAAGATATCTAAATACTTTTAGTTTTTGCTACCAAATTAATACATATAAAGTATCTGGAGACAGACAACTATTTGAAGATGCTTTTATAAGATATACGTATGATAAAGAAGACTTAAGTCAGGAAGAGCTTGACCAATTTATCGTACTATGCACAGAAGCGGTTACTGCGGCAAGTGTTTTACAGCAAGTTGAAGAATTGCGTGAAATGTTGAGAAATAGTAGTGGCGATGGAGAAGGCAGGAATATAAAAATGCAACTTAATGATGCTATCAATAATTTACATACCGAGTATAATCAATGTAGATCCCGTCAGCAAAAATTGTATAAATCACTTGTAGACGATAGGTCTAAACGCCTACAGCAACGCAAAGATGAGAATGCTAGCATTTTAAACTTGGTTCAGGCGTGGAAAGACGAGGAGAGAAGAAAGGGCATTCTGACCTTGGCCACAGCACAGAAAGAAAACTTAAAGCAGGAGGCCGCTAGATTGTCATCAATGGACGAATTAAAAGCAGTAATTCGTGGTATAGATATAAATGACATGGTAAACGGCTAAATTTATTATGAGTAAGTATTCTAAATATTTGCAATGTAAAGTTTGCAATAAAAATTTTGAAAATGCAGATGGTATTCTTAAGCACGTAAAAGTACACAAGATTACTGCCAAAAAATACTTCATGCAGTATTATCCAAAATCTGATTTACTAAACGCGGAGCTGATAGAATATAAATCATTCGAGCAGTACTATTTAAATGACTTTATAAATAAAAGAAACTTAAAAAAATGGTTAGGTGAATTAGATTCCACTTCTGCTTGTAACTATTTAGTATCTAAATTATCAGATTACTGTACACTCAAGGGATTAACCTCCATTCCAAGTCAGTCCCAAATAAAAACAATAGCGTGTTTACCGTCAATAGAAATATTCAATAGTTTTTGTGGAAAGTCTTTTTGCGAATTGGCGGAATCATTAAAATTAAAATGCAATTTTAATTATAAAAGAAAACATACTCCAAAAGATATAAATAACATCGGATTTAATCAAATGGTTATAGACACTAGAGAGCAAAAGCCGTTGAAATTTGATAACTTGAATATCATTTCTTCTAAATTAGAATGTGGTGATTATGCTGTAACTAAAGATGCCAATTTAGTTATCGAAAGAAAGAGTATGGGTGACTTTTTCTCTACATTGAGTGGTGGTATAGAAAGGTTTGAAAGAGAAATTGAAAGGGCAGAAAAACTTGGAATATATATAGTTGTCATGGTCGAGTCACCGATAAATACAGTGCTGTTTTGTAAAAGAACTTTTGGTGCCTGTAGTGGAGATTATATAATGCATCACATGCGAAAAATATGTAGACAGTTTAGCAATGTTCAATTTGTTTTTTGTGATAGTAAATTAGATTTGACAAAAAAAGTATTATATGTCTTAGATATGAAAGACGAAGCAAAGACAACCGATCTGCAATATCTATTTGATAACGAGGTAAAATTATGAGTTTAATAGCAGGCGCACAACGAAGCAAGGGCACGGAAGATGTAAATGAAGAGCTTTTGAAGCTCACTGGCGAACTTAGCGACGAAGAGGCTAGACGTTCGTTGGCAAAGTTTCTTCGTCATAATATTGGCTTTACTACGGAACTAGCCCTTGGTATTACTTTAGAGTTGTATCAAGAGTTGACTATAAAATCATTTTTTCATCGTAATTATTGCATGTTGGTTTGGGGGCGTGGTTGTGCAAAGAGCTTTAGTGCAGCTGTTTACTGTGTATTAAAGTGCATATTTGAGCCGGGTACTAAAATACTAATAGCTTCAATTAACTTTCGTACAAGCCGTAGATTGTTTAATGAAATTGAAAAGTTTTTAGCAAGTCCGGACGCGGCCTTAGCAAGGCAGTGCTTTGGCGACAAGATGAAAAGAAATGACCAATACGAATGGCTTATTAACGGTGGCAGTATCACCGCCATTCCTCTAACTGGTGAAAAAATCCGTGGTATTCGCGCCAACGTTCTTATTCTCGACGAGTTCTTGCTTTTGCCTCCGGATATTATTGATAACGTTCTAATGCCGTTCTTAAGTTCTCCTAGAGATGTTAGCGAAAGAATTAGAACCAGAAGACTGGAAGAGGAATTAATTAAAAAGGGATTGTTGCATCCAGATAATAGACAGATTTTTGAAAACACTTCACAAATGATAGCATTGAGTTCTGCTAGTTATACTTTTGAGCATTTGTTTAGAGTGCATCAACAGTGGGCGCACTTAATTGAGCATCCAGAAGAGCAGGAAGCAAAGGAGGGGGAACTTCCCGGTACGTATTTCATATCCCAATTAGGATATGAAGCATTGCCTTCTCACATGGTTGATCAGGCGGCAATCCAGTTGGCGAAAAATGGTGGAAGTTCGCATAACTCTTTCCTTAGAGAGTATGCTGCAAGATTTATTGATGGTGGAGATAGTTATTTCTCACCTAAAAAAATGCATTCATGTACCATACCTGATGGGGAATATCCAACCACCAAGGTTGTTGGCGATCCTGATAAAAAATATATATTAGCAATTGACCCAAATTTTTCATCCTCTCGTAGCTCTGACTATTTTGCTATGAGCATTATTGAGCTTGATGAAGAAAAGAAACAGGGCATATTGGTACATGGCTACCAAGCCGCTGGAAGTTCTCTACAGGATCACATTAAGTATCTATATTACGTGTTTAAGAATTTTAATATTGTGTTCATGATTATTGACCATGCAGGTGCGGATACTTTTATAGATGCGGTTAATAATTCTCAATATTTTAAAGATTTAAATAGATCAATTAAGTTTATAGACTTTGATTCGGATGCGGAGAATGAGGATTATAGCAAGATGTTAAAAGAAGCTGGAAGGCAATATAATAGAGATATTGGCGCTATTTGCGTAAAGCAATATTTCACATCTGCATTCTTGGGTAGGGCGAATTCTTATTTACAAACCTGTATTGACCATAAGAAGATCTGGTTCGCATCTAGGGCAAGTAACCATCCAGATATTTTAGAGAATATATTTACTATGAACTTACCTATGGACTGTATTTATCCAAGGGGTATAGGAGATCGTGCAGACAACGAGTACGAAACTAAAAAATTAACAGTTAGAGAGTTTATAGAACAGCAGGATTTTATAATAAAAGATACTAAAGATCAATGTGCAAACGTTGAGGTGACCACTACATCAAGAGGAACTCAAAGTTTTGATCTGCCGTCTCATTTAAGAAAATCAACTAGCGTAAATCGCGCAAGAAAAGATAATTATACAACATTGATGTTAGGAAACTGGGCAGTAAAATGTTATTTTGATGTAATATCTCCAGATAATAATAAGAAAAAAAACACAGAATTTGTTGCAGTGCTGATTTAAAACAGATTTCGGTGTAATTAGTGTTTATAATTAATGTATGAGTGATAATGTGAAAAATTTATCTTTCCCAGAGCCGCAGTTAATTGAGGGTTCTGTGGCTGTTGGAAAGAAAGGTATAGAAATTGCAGCCGCCTCTCGTGGCGAGGTAACTACTACCAACCGTAGAAATGCAGCTTCCACTATTTCCCGTACTGACAAATATGCAAATATAGAAGGCGGCGTAATTCCTTTCGCTTATGGTGGCGCACTTGGTAAGTACTCGTCCACAATAAGTATTAGAGATGCTATTATATTGTGCCAAAAAGCTTATTATAATTTTTCAATCTTCAGAAATACGATTGATTTGATGACAGATTTTACTTGTTCGTCGATATATTTCACTGGCGGAAACTCTCAATCATTAAAGTTTTTTAAGGCTTGGGGAGAGAGGGTTAACCTATGGAAACTGCAGGACATGTTTTTTAGGGAGTTTTTCCGCAGCGGTAACGTCTTTTTGTATAGATTAAATGCAGAGTTTAGTAAAGATGATATGATGTTAATCAGCGAGATAACCGCCGCTGAAAATCAAGATATACCTATAAGATACATCGTACTAAACCCAGCAGATATCCAGTCTATTGGTTCTGCATCTTTTGTTAGTCCGCGCTATGTAAAAGTGCTAAATGATTTTGAAATTCAAGTAATGACCAATCCTCAAACTGATGAGGACAAAGAGCTAGCAAAAAGAATCCAAGAATTTGGAGAGATACGCCAAGGCGGAAAAATGAACCAAGCTAACCAGTTCTTGGTATTTAATTTAGATCCAAATCGCGTAAAGGCAGTGTTTTATAAGAAGCAAGATTACGAGCCATTTAGTGTTCCAATGGGTTTCCCAGTTCTTGAAGATATTAACTGGAAACAGGAATTAAAAAATATTGACATGGCTATTGGCCGTACTGTACAGCAAGCAATATTGCTTGTTACAATGGGAAACGACGAAGTAGGAATGCCAAGCA